TCTACTTGCTTATGAAGATGGTGATGGCAATGGGCATAACACGGCTGTAGGTGCATCGTCACAACTTAACGCTTTAACTGGTGAATTTAATACTTCACTTGGTAGTTTAAGTATGGGATCTGGTGTTGCTACAGGAGACAACAATGTGGCTATAGGTTATCAAGCTGGTAAAGCTATGACTTCAGCTGCAGACTGTGTTTTTGTTGGTAGTAGTGCTGGAATTGCAGTAACTAGTGGTACTAGAAATACAGCTATAGGATTTGCTGCTCTTGCAACTGAAAACGCTAATGGTGATAACACTGCCGTAGGATATGCAGCTTTAAATACTTTAGATGCTGATGCTCAGGGAAATAACGTAGCTATAGGTACTAATGCTGGTAAATTAATGACAACAGGTACTAATAACGCTTTGTTAGGTCATAATTCTGGTACAGCAATAACAACAGGTGTTCAAAATACAATAATTGGAGCAAGTGCTGGAGACGCTTTGACAACTAGTGCTGGTAATACAGCTGTAGGTTATCAATCTTTAAGCGCTCAACAAACACATGGTACAAATACAGCTTTTGGATATAGAACTTTAAAAGTTCAGAATGTTAATGCTTTTGCTTATAATACTGCTATAGGTTACGACGCTGGTGTTGCAGTCTCAACAGGTGTTAATAATACTTTATTAGGTGGTAGCGCAGGTGACGCTATTAACACTGGAGATAACAATATTATAATAGGTTACAACGCTGCTGCTTCTGCCGCAGGTGTTGATAATACAACAGTAGTTGGTACAACTACAACAACAAACGCTATAGTTCATGGATTAAGAAAACCAGTTGTTTTAGTAACTTCAAATGTTGGCGCGTCAGACTGTAAATCTGGTACTTTATACGTATTCAATGATGCTGACGGTGCTGTAGTTACTTTACCAGATTCAGGTGCTGGTGCAGAAATTGGTGATGTTTATGAGTTTTTTGTAGCAGTAACAGCAACTTCTAACTCTCACAAAGTAGCACTTACAGACACTACTAATGAAAAACTATACGGTGCAATACACATGGTAGATACTGATACTAGTGATACACAAGTAAGTTTTGCTGGTGAAGCTGGTGAAAACTTTTCCGCTATTTTAATGAATGGAACAACAACAGGTATATTAGGTTCTAGGTTTACAATAACAAACATAAAAGCAGACATGTGGAGTGTTAGTGGTACTATTCTTCACACAGGTAATGTAGCAACTCCTTTCTCAACATCATAGTAGTAAAACAACTGAAAAACAAGTAATTATATAATAACAAATTAAAATAAAAACAATATGGAAGATCACGATTATGCAGCAGACGTACCAGCTTCAATAGATTCTTATAACATAGTGGTTGCTTTAAGAACTCAAGCAAGTCCTACGGATGAAGAAAAAGCTACTTTAGCAAGAAACGAAAGACACTTAGCTTTAAAGATGCAACACAGCGAATTTGTAGACGCTTTAACATCTGCACAAAAAACGAACATAGAGGCGTTAAAAGTATCTCTATAAAATTAAATTAACTTAAATTAAATAAAATGGCTAAAAAAGAAGAAGAAGTATTAAAAGTAACAGAAGAACAATTAAAGAAACTACAAGAGATTGTGGGGGCAATGAACGGTGCAACAACTAGAGTTGGGCAAATCGAAACTCAAAAGCACGCAGTGCTTCATGACTTAACTTTAATGAGAAAAGACTTACTAGATCATCAATCAGAACTTGAGAAAGAATATGGTAAAGTAAATGTTAACATACAGGACGGTACTATAACTGAAAGAGAAGATGTCGAAACTGATAAGAAAGATTAGTATCGGAAAAGATTATAAGAATGACGCCATGCACTATGCCGTGGGGCAAGAAGTGTATGGTGGTCATACTATATGTGATATTATAGAAGAGGATAAAAAGTTTAGTGTTTATATTAAAAAAGGTAATGATGTTCTGCCTTGGAAAGATTTTAATAAGAACATGGCTGTTTCTGTAGAATACAATCTACAATACTAATGAAAAGCGTTTACAACTTTGTTGTAACACCTGTAGGAGAAAGATACAATAATACTAAAAAGATAGGGGATTTAGAACTTGTATTAAACACTGAGATATTTAACCATCAATATGTAAATAGAGAAGCTAAGGTTATTAGTACCCCTATAATTGGTGAGACGGATATTAAAGCTGGGGATATAGTTATAGTTCATCATAATGTATTTAGAAGGTGGCACAACGTTAAAGGTATTGAAAAGAATAGTAGGAGTTATTTTGATGAAAAAACATATTTAGTTAATGATGATCAAATATTTCTATATAAAAGAAAAGATGATTGGTCTGCACCTAAAGGATATTGCTTTGTAAAACCTTTAAAGTCTGTAGATGAATTTGATGTAGAGACAGAAAAACCATTAATGGGTGTAGTTCAGTACTCTGATGGCACGGTGAACGTAGGTGATTTGGTTGGATTTAGACCAAGCTCTGAGTACGAATTCATTATAGATGGGCAAAAATTATATCGAGTATTATCAAATTTTATTACAATCAAATATGAATATCAAGGAAACGAAGAAGAGTATAATCCAAGCTGGGCATAAAGCAGTTGAGGAGCTTATTAAGGTAGCTAAGGAAGCGATAGTGGATTCAGATGATGATCTAACTGCTGATAAGCTAAAGAATGCTGCAGCGACAAAGAAACTAGCTATATTCGATGCATTTGAAATACTAAACAGAATACAAGACGAACAGGATTTATTAGATAACAAACCTAAAGAAGTAGAAAAGCAAGCATTTAAAGGTTTTGCAGAGGGAAGGTCTAAATAATGTACGAGCAAAAATTATATGAAGTAGTTGAACCTATAAAAAAGACTACTATAAGTAGGTTAAATAAAGGTAGGAAATGGGAGTATGGTTACAATAAAGAACATAATATTGTAGTTATAAGTAGAACTGGTCAGATAGGTGAGATATACGAGATACAAAATTTCCAGATAGCATTACCGAAAGTTAGTGGTGTGTATAGCAACAAAAAGAAAAAGTGGGAGCAGTTTGAATACCCTAAAGAATTAAAAAGATTAAAAAGTATATTTGATTGGAAAGCATACCCAGAAGAAAACAAAGCACAATGGCACGATTATATTGATGAAGAGTTCAACAGAAGAGAAAATGGGTTTTGGTTTAACAACAAAGGAACAGATACATATATAACAGGTACTCATTACATGTACTTGCAGTGGAGCAAGATTGACGTAGGAGCTCCAGATTTTAGAGAAGCTAATAGATTATTCTATATATTCTGGGAAGCTTGTAAAGCAGATAAACGGTGCTACGGTATGTGTTACCTTAAAAATAGAAGATCTGGTTTTTCTTTTATGTCATCAGCTGAAACAGTTAATCAAGCTACAATATCCACTGACGCAAGGTTTGGTGTATTATCTAAAACAGGTAGTGATGCTAAGAAAATGTTTACAGACAAAGTTGTACCTATATCAATTAATTATCCGTTCTTCTTTTCACCTATCCAAGATGGGATGGATCGTCCTAAATCAGAACTTGCTTACAGAGTACCTGCGAGTAAGTTTACTAGAAAGAAGATCACGACAAACGAAAAGCTTGAAGAAATACAAGGATTAGATACAACTATAGATTGGAAAAATACAGGTGATAATAGTTATGATGGTGAAAAACTACAATTACTAGTACACGATGAGAGTGGGAAGTGGGAGAGACCTGATAATATTTTAAATAACTGGAGAGTTACAAAAACATGTTTACGATTAGGTAGTAGGATTATAGGTAAGTGTATGATGGGCTCAACTTCAAACGCATTAGACAAAGGTGGAGACAACTTTAAAAAATTATATAACGCTTCAGACGTTAATAAACGAAACAGGAATGGACAGACAGCGTCTGGACTATATTCTCTTTTTATCCCAATGGAATGGAACTACGAAGGATTTATTGATGAGCACGGAATTCCAGTATTTGATACTCCAGATCATGATGTCTTCGACCCTCACGGAGAATTAATAGATGTAGGTGTTGTAGAAAACTGGCAGAATGAAGCTGACGGACTTAAAAGTGATCAAGATGCTTTAAACGAATTTTACAGACAATTCCCAAGAACTACAGAACACGCGTTTAGAGACGAAGCAAAAGGTAGTATTTTTAATCTAGTTAAGATATACGAACAGATAGATTACAACGAGGAGATGTCTAGAACCTTAGGAGTTACAAGAGGTAATTTTCAATGGGTTAACGGGGTAAAGGATTCAACTGTTATATTTTACCCAGATAAAAAAGGTAGGTTTAAAATAAGTTGGGTACCACCGGTGAATATACAAAACAAAGTAGTATTAAAAAATGGTATTAAGTGGCCAGGAAATGAACATATGGGTTCTTTTGGATGTGACTCGTATGATATATCAGGAACTGTAGATGGAGAAGGATCAAAAGGTGCATTACATGGTTTAACTAAGTTCAGCATGGAAGACGCTCCAGCTAATAGTTTCTTTTTAGAATATTTAGCAAGACCGCAGACCGCAGAGATATTCTTTGAAGACATTTTAATGGCTTGTGTGTTTTACGGTATGCCTATACTAGCAGAGAATAATAAACCTCGTCTATTGTATTATTTTAGAAGAAGAGGATATAGAGGATTTTCTATGAACCGCCCTGATAAGATATGGAATAAACTGTCAGTTGCTGAAAAAGAAGTAGGTGGAATACCAAATTCAAGTGAAGATATAAAACAAGCCCATGCAGCAGCAATTGAAATGTATATTCAAGCGCACGTCGGTATAAAACAAGATGGGACGTTTGGAGACTGTTATTTTAATGAATTATTAAATGACTGGTCTAGATTCGATATAAACAAAAGAACAAAGCATGATGCGTCTATTAGTTCTGGTTTAGCTATTATGGCTAACAATAGACATTTGTACGCACCAAACGCTAAGGTAGAAAAACCTAAACTAAATATAAATATTGCCAAGTATCAAAATAAAGGTAATATATCTAAATTAATCAAAGAATAATATGGCAGAG